TGGCGAGCCATGCCGTCGCGATGGCGGTGAAGATAGTCGAGGGGATTTCGTGGCTGAATGTGTCGGCCCTGATTCCCGCTTCCGTCAAGAACGGGAGCGATTCGTCCGGCCATTGCAGCGCGCAGCCGAGGATTGCGGTTTCTTCAAGTGTCATTGCATTAAGCGTTTGCCGCCTTGGGTGTCGAAGGGCGAGAGCGTTGCCCCGTTGTTTCTGTCGCCGTCCACCCATGCCCACTCGAAGCCCTGCCAGCCTGAGAGGATGCATTTGTTGAGTGCGGCGATGGCCTTGCCGGGTTTCTGCGAGAGCTTGCCGAGCATGAGTTGCACGGCGTGGTCGGTCGCTGGCTTGCGGAGTTGCTTGCGGCTGTCAATCCAGCCTTGCAGCGCATCGTCGAAGCCGTCCACTCCCGCGAAGCATTCGGGGATTGCATATCCGGCTTTCTTCTCTGTCGGAATGCTTGTAGCATTGCTCTTAGCATCGCCAAGCATTGCTTGGCTCTTGTCTTGTCCTTTCTTGTCTTGTACTTTCTTCTCCTGTCCTTTCCAGCGTGCCGCCGCTGCTTTCTTCGCGCGCTCGGCAAACTTCTCATGGTATCCGTTGTGCTCATGCCAGTCGTGAATCTTCATGCCGTCCATGAATCCGCTGTCTTGCAATGCTTGTAGCATTGCTTGTGCATCGGTTGAGCATCCGACAAGCATCGCCAATTCCTCGGCTGAGTATTTGGTGAAGTCGCCATCCGGCTGATTCTCGGCTGCGTAGCTCCAAAGGCGAGGCGGAAGCCAAAGCGCAACGTCCCCGAGTCGTGCGCGGAGTCGCATCGTCTTGCGATGCGTCCAAAAAGAGGTCTGCACTCGGATAAAAAGAGCCATATCAAAGAACGAACTCCTTTCCTGTTATCTCGATATTGCCGTCAATATCCGTATCGATCTTGATGTCAATTTCGATGCCAAGCTTTTTCTTCAAAGCCTCGGCTATAATTTCCTGCGCCTCTTTTACCGATAATTCAATCGTCATTTTATTCCTCCAAACAACTCAGGCCGACTCACCCCTGAAAACTGCGCCGTGAAACGCTGAGGTGAGCCGGCCTGAATGGATTGTGTTTTTGTAATCACGGTTTAATTTATTACGCCGGTTTTCAGTCGGCACCTTCTCTCTACCGCATCCCCGCGCCCGTTGCAAGCGCAATCTCGCGCGTGCGCGGGCGTGGCGTGGCGGGGTGGTTGCGGGTCATACCGGGATAAGCTCTTGCTCTACGTGGTTCTCAACGTCCGCAAGGTTGGCAATGGCCTGCTTGAAATACGATTCTTTGAGTTCGCATCCCATTCCTTTGCGCCCGTTCAATACGGCACCAAAGACTTCGCTGCCAACGCCCATAAATGGAGTGAACACTACTTCGCCGGGGTTGCTCCAAAGCACGCAAGCGCGCTCAATAACGTCAAGTTGCAACGGATGGCAGTGCCGTTCATCGTCATTCTCTTTGGCCTCCCGATGCTTCAACACCTCGTCAATGCGGATGTCGTCCCAAAAGGCGTCCGCGTAGCGCCGCCATATCCAGTGAGAGAAGCGGTTTTTCTTTTGGTCGCCATCCATGCCCTTGAGGTGCCGGATGTCTGCGGGCATTTGCTCCTCGCCAGCGTAGCGATGCAACCCTGTGGGGTGCGAGACGGGCACCGCGTTTTCTCCGCTACGGCGGAAGATGAGAAGCTGATCGGCGTTTGCCATCGAGCACCGGGTCGAATCTTCGCACATTTGCCGATGAGCCAGAGATTTCATCATCGTGCGGTTGCGAACCGTCAGCGGCTCTTTCCAGATGAAATACCGATGAGTGAAACGGAAGCCGTTCTTTTCGTGCAGGCGGATAACGTCGCCGGGGAAGTCCGTGAGCGCGTCATTGCCTGAGTTGCCGGTCGGAATATCCATGCAATGCACGGCGCTCATCCTGCCGGGCTTTGTGAGGCGGTGGAGTTCTTGAATCACAAACTCGTAATGCCGGTAAAACTCATCCTTGGAAATGCAGTTGGATAAATCCTGTTCATCGCTGCTGTATTGGTAAAGTCCCGCGAATGGCGGCGAGTAAAGCGAGAGATCAACGATGCTCGCCGGTAGTTGCTTCATCACTTCCACGCAATCGCCGTGGTATAGTGCATATTTATTGGTCAGTAGTTCTTTCGGTGTGGTGTTCATGTTATTAAATCCAGCTTGGTAGTGTCGGGGTTATGGTGTGTGTTTTTCTTTCAGATTTGATTGCGTCGTTCATGTGCTTCACAAGCTCCTCGAACATCTTCTCGGCTTGCGCGGCTTTGCGGCTCATATTGTCGCGCACGCGCTGTTCGCCTTCGCTGGCGATGATGTCCACGGTTACGGGGTTCTTCTGTCCAAAGCGCCAGCATCGGCGGATTGACTGATAGTATTGCTCGTAAGAGTGCGAGGCGAACGTGACAACGTGATTGCAGAATTGCCAGTTGAGTCCCCAAGCGCCGATTTTCGGCTTGATGACTAGCACGCGCTTTTCCTGATTCAAGAATGAATCGTAAGCGGCCTCTTTTTCGTCGTCACTCATCGGCCCCTTCACTTGCACGCTGTTGGGAATCATAGCTTCCAGCGCCTCGCCCTCGGCGTTCGTGTGGCACCATGCCACGGCGGGACGGTCGTGAGAGACAAGCTGTGCAACCATTTCGCACCGCTCTTTCAGCGTGCGCTTGCGCTCATCTCTTTCCTCGGCAAGCCCGAAGGCAGGCATCGTGAAAAGCATCCCGTCCGGTGGCGTTGTCGGCTTCACGATATGCTCGCGCTCATTCAGCGCCGGTAGTTCGTAGCCATCATCGGCAAACCCGATGTCAGACGGCTTGCGGCACGCTCGCGCCCATGAGCAAACCCATTTCCAGAAATGGTCATGCGCGTGGCCCTTCAATCGCCATCCGTTAATTGCCTGCGAAACGCGAAATGAGATTTTCCCAAAATGGTTTGCCTGCTTTTCGAGGTTGTTGATCTTCTTCTCGTATTGGTCGGTCGTCTTTTGATCCATCTGCTTAAAGAATCGCGAAAGCATGTCTGAGTTGTTCAGGTCACCTAGCGCCTCGGATGACGTTCCGAGTTCGGTGAAGTCATTCGGTGCCGCTGTTGCCGTCCAAAGTGAGCGGTAAGGCAGCTTGCACATAAAGCGCGTAACGGCCTTCTGTGTTGCTCCGGTGGCGTGTTTGATGATGCTGCTTTCATCGCACGCGACTGCCACGAAATCAGAGGCGTTGAAAAGGTGGAGCTTTTCATAATTGGAAATCGTGATTTTCCCGGCTGGCTTTCCATCGCGAGAACGTCCCGCAGCTATGCCAAAGCGCGCCGCCTCTTTGAGCGTCTGCCCGCCGACTGCCAGCGGCGTGAGAATGAGCACGTTGCCGTTGGTTTTTTCCACGATGTTTTGGCACCACACAAGCTGCATAAGCGTCTTGCCGAGTCCGCAGTCCGCAAAGATTGCGGAGCGTCCTTTTCGGCAGGCCCATTCAATAAGTGCGCGCTGGAATGGGAAAAGGAAATCCGGCATGAATGTAGGTTCAAATCCAAACTCGCCTCCGAGTTGAGATTTCGCGTCTAAGAACTGTTCGTAGGTTTGATTCATAAAGTTACTCCTGCAAGATAGCCCGCACGCGGGCGATGGGTTGCTCCTTGGTCTCGCTGTGCGTGGTCATAGCTTCACCGGGTATTTCGTCCAGTCCACGTCAAAGCAGGCTGTGGCGAGCATCTTTGCCAGCGGCTTCACCGTGGCGGGGCGGTAGCGGGCAATGACGGTGGGCCAGTCCCACACGCGGGCTTCGATGATCGTCCCTGTGTGGTCGAGGCTCCAGCCTAGGCCGCGCGATTCGAGGTCTGCGATGATGTCGTCAACGGTAGGTGTGCTCATTGTTTTGCTTTGCGTTTGGGTTCGTCGGCTGGCCACGGTATTCCGTTGCGCTCGGCCAAAAATCGGCAGGCTTCGAGTTCGGTGTCGGCGTCCGCTACGTCGTTGCGTCTCATCAAATCGGCCATCGAAAACTCAGCGGCGGCTTTCGCGAAGCCTAGCCGCGTTCCGTCGTCCATCGTGATAGTCGCGAAAAAGGCCATCCACGGGTAGCGATGCCCCGCGCCTGTTAGCCGGTGCGTGGCGACGCCGTGCGTGCGCTTGAATGTGGCGAGGGCAGTGCTCATGCCTTGGCCCTCAGAATCGCCTCGGCGGTGT